CAATGTCACGCAGCATGGCGGCACAGTACTTGTTCTGTACGGTGGACTTGCCGGAACCCGCAGGGCCGGTCAGCCAGATATGCGGGCGCCAGCCCAGGGCCCCGCAGATCGCCGCCAGCATGGTCCAGCCGGACATCAGCGCAGCGCTGCCAGGCATGCTCCACCGCACCAAGCTGGCTACGCCGACCAGATGCGCACCTTCCGCGTCAGTCAGAGGGGTCTCTGACGGGTTCGGCAGGTTTCGGGCCATCGGGTAGATGTAGCCGGACTTGATGTGGGTCAGGGACGTCTCGACACCATCGACAGTCAGGTAGCTGCCGTGGTGGTAGACGGCCCGCCCTTTGTCGGTCCAGGCGCCGCGACCACGTACCCTCGACGGGTCGTAGATGCCCCGGCTGTTGGCCGTGCGGAAGATGAATTCCAGGGCGGCCTTGCGGTTCATGCCCTTGTCGCCGGCAAAGTTGAACTCCCACCACGTGATGGGTGCCAGCTCCTGCAGGCCGGTCTCGGTGAACTGGCCGCCCTTGCGGGACAGCACCTGACGCTTCTCGTGCTGGAAGAAGAAGTAGTCGTCGCCGTCGTAGCCAAGGATGGTGAAGTAGCCGTTGTTGGTCAGCTCGTCGTCATCGTGCTCGCCTACAGGCGCCAGCGGCTTGGCTGGGGCTGCGGCGGCCGGCGCCGGCTGAGGCTCGTCTTCGAACTGCTCGGCGACCTGCGGCGGGGGGACCTCCTCAAGGTGATGCGCTGGGGGCTGCTCGTCCCATGGCATCGCATCTTCAACGGCCTGATCGGCATCCTTGACGACGCGGTTCTCGGCGATGGCGGTGTTGATCACCTCGGCGACGAGTTCCGGGCCGCGCAGGGCAGCCAGGTCGTTGAAGTCGGACGGGCCCGACCACTTGCCGTCGTCGCCCTGGGTGCCTTCGGAGTGCTCGAACGGCGGAATGGCCACGAGGCCACCGACGGCCACGGCCGCGACCTTGGCGAAGTGCACGCCAGGGTTCTTGACCGGACGGGTGGTCCACTGGTCGTTGTCGGCGGCGAAGACGATGATGGCGTCCGGCTTGCTCTCGCGGATCGCATCCGCCACCGCCAGCAGGTTGCTGGTGTCGAAGGTGACCAGCACCAGGTGGCCGGTGGCCTCATGGATGGAGGCGCCGGTGGCGTAGCCCTCGCAGATGATGAACACCGGGCAGTCGTCGACCATCTGCGGCCGGCCGATCGCGTGGAACAGGCCGAGCTTGGCCCCGTGCTTCAGGAAGTCCTTGTCACGGGCGCCCTCGCCCTTGCCCAGGATCTTGCCCGGGAAGATGCCCTGCAAGCTGTGCACCTTGCGGCTCTTGTCGCAGATCGGCACCAGCAGGGCGTTGTTGGTCAGGGTGAAGACCTCGCCGGTCTCCTCGTTGATGAACTCCCATGCGCCCACGCGCAGGCCGTGTGACTTCACGCCCTTCTTGGCCAGGTACGGGTGGTCATCGGTGGCGGGCTGTGCAGCCGCCCAGATCTCATTGGCGCGGGCAGCAGCGGCAGCCTGGCGCTCACGCGCAGCGGCATCGCGCTCGGCCTTCTTGCGCGCCCACTCCTCCTGCTGAGCCTTCCGCTCGGTCGGGGACATGGGTTTGGTCTCGACGTTCGCCTTGAAGGTGAACTGGTGGTCGCCGTGGCGCCTGTTGCAACCGAACTTTCCGACCGGCTTGTCGTCAAGGTGAAGGAGGCACCAACCGTTACGGCTGCCCTTGCGGTCGCCTTCCACATGGAAGCGTTCGAGCTTGCCGTCGAATTTCAGATTGTCGGTTGGAACGATGTCCTGCTCGCGCATAGCGGCGAGGAACTGATCAATAACGGCCTGGTCATTCATAAACGAAGCCGCCAGATTGGAGATTCATATTCGACCCCTGCAGTCAAACCCTGCGAAAAAGTAAGATGGGCAGGCGTCCGCAGGAGGACGCTTTTCGAGCACGGGAGCTAACCGGTCTCTAGCCCAAAACCATGGTGGCCCAGTTGCGAGTGGAGTCGCAGCTGTAAAGCCGGTAAAACAACGTCAAATGGATGAAGCTAAATGATACTACAGAACCGCCCCGATTTTGCGGGCCCAATCATCAATAATTTTTCGGGCTCCTTCGAGGCTGTTGGCCCAGCCAGCGATGCAGCCTTGCGCATCTGCCTGCGCGATAAAGTTCTTCTGGTTGTCCGAGAGCTTGCCGCCCTTCGTGCGCTTGACCTCGATGAAGGTGGCCACCGCAACGCGTTTGCCGACCATCTCCGGCGTAATGGTCACCTGCGTCCACCCGCCCAGGTCGCTCTGCCCTTCGACAGAGTCGCCATTCGTCATGACCAGGCCCAGGCCAACCGGGCGCGGGGCCTTGATCAGCACTGAGCCGTCCTGCAGCTTGACGACGCCCTTGGGGCCCAGGTTGGACATCCATGCCTTGCCGCCGTTGAGGCGGAACAGGCGCGACAGCATGCCCAGGCCCAGCGTGATGGCTTTCTGTACAGCGGCTTCAGCAGCCATAGGTCAGGTCCTCAGAAGGGAATGTCGTCGTCGAATTGGTTGCCCTGCTGTGGCTGCGGCGCGGGGCGCTGCGGCTGTGGCTGCTGGGGTCGTGGCTGCTGCTGACGCGGAGCTTGATTGTTGCTGTCACGACCATCGCTGCTGCCGCCGCCGATGAACGGGTTGAAGTCCTGCGCCTTGATCTCGGTGGTGTAACGCTTGATGCCGTCCTTCTCCCATTCGCGGGTTTCCAGCTCACCGCGAACGAAGACGACAGAGCCCTTCTTGGCCCACTGACCAGCGATTTCAGCGGTCTTTCCGTACAGCACCACGCGGTGCCACTCGGTCTTCTCGCGCTTCTCGCCGGTGTTCTTATCCTTCCAGCGCTTGCTGGTCGCCACGGACAGGTTGCAGATGGCGTCGCCATTGGGGAGGTACTTGACCTCCGGATCCTGGCCGAGTTTTCCGACGATGATTGCCATGTTAACGGTTGACATAATGCTTGCTCCTTACTGAGCAGATGGTTGGTTGTATTTGCGGTACAGGTCAGCAGCGACCTTTGGCGGCCAGCCTTGTTCCCGGCAGACCTTCTCCAGCTCTGGCATCGTCATGACGCTCAGTTCGATATCGGACGGCTCCGGCGGCAGCTCGATGCGCGGCGGTGGCGGAGCCTTCTTCTGTTCCTTCTTGCGCTGGCGAGCGTTCCAGACGTGCTCGGCCCACTTCGGCGAGCGGCCCATCTTGACGGCGTAGGCCTTCAGATCTTCCAGGCTCTGGTGCCGGCCCTGCTCGCGTTTGGCCTCCTCGCGCTGCTTGGCGATCATCTCCGGCGTGATCTCGATCAGCTCGCCGTCGACCTGCTCAAGCTTGCGGGTCTTCACCTCGACGACCTTGAAGCAGTTCGGGCAGCACGGGGCGCCGGTCTCCAGGCCCATGTCAGCTGCCCGCTTCTGGGCGGCCTCGGCGGCCTGGGTCGGGGAGAACACAGCGAAGCAGCCGCGGCACTGGATCAGGTCGACCGTCGGCTCCTTGTCCTTCTTCTTGCCAGGCTTCTTGACCTCGCCGTTCAGGTCCCACTCGCGCTCGTCGTCGGCGAAGCCGTGGCGCTGCCACAGGCCGGCGTGGTCGAGGACGTAGCAGACCTCCTTTTTGACGCCGGTGACGGGGTGCGTGTACGGGCGAAGGCCGCGGCCGATCACCTGCAGGTAGCTCGACAGCGACATGGTCGGGCGCAGCAGGATGATGGCGCCGATCGCCGGCTGGTCGACGCCCTCGATGAGGATGCCGACGAAGGTGATGACCTGGACCTCGCCCGTCTCCAGGCCCTTCAGCGCCTTGTCGCGGTAGTCGCTGTCGTGCTCGCCGCACAGCATGACGGCCTTGATGCCGTTGGCGTTGAACTCGTCCGCCACGTGCTGGGCGTGCTCGACGGTCACGCACCAGACCACGCCAGGCACGCCCGGGCAGATCTTCAGGTACTGCTTGACGGCGTCGCCAGTGATCTTCGGCTTGTCCACCACCGCGGCCAGCTCGTCGACCTTGTAGTCGCCCATGGATTTCTTGATGCCGGACAGGTCCAGGGCCTCGGCCGCGCCGAACACCGTCGGCTGCACGAGGAAGCCCCGCTGGATCAGCTGGCGAATGGAGATGGCCTGGATCAGCTCGTCATAGATGCCGCCGGACTCGGCGCCGAGCGGCTTGCCATCCAGGCGGCAGGGCGAGCCGGTGAAGCCGATCACCAGCGCGTTCGGGTACTCTGCCAGGATGTCGAGATAGGACTTGGCCGCCGACAGGTGGGCCTCGTCGATGATGATCAGGTCCGGCACCCAGCGGATCTTCTTCAGGCGGCGCACGACCGTCTGCACGGATCCGACCTGCACCTTGGGCACCAGGTTCTGGGTGAACCGGGCCATGATGATGCCGTGGCTCACGCCGTTGTCGCGTAGCTTGTTGCTGGCCTGTTTGATCAGCTGGTCACGGTGCGCCAGGATCAGCACCCGTCGCCCCTTGCTGGCCGCGCCCTCGGCAATGGCGCTGAACACCACGGTTTTACCCGCACCGGTGGCAGCCACTACTAAAGGTCGCTTCCTGCCCGCCCTGAACGCGAGCCGCACTTTATCCATCAGCTGCTGCTGATAATCACGCGGTTTTAATTTCATCTGGTCACAAGCGCGGCTTTATGGTTTCGGTCCACGCCCCATTGGTTGTGGCTGTTATTTTTTCCGCTCGTGCTTCTGCACGACGGCCTCCAAAGCGCACACGTTCTGGATCGTCTTGGGCAATTCCTTGCGCCAACGGTCCGGAGTGGCCCGAGATACTTTCGACTCACGACACAGGTCGGTCATGGTCAGGCCCTGGGCATGGGCCCGGCGCTCGATCTCATCCAGGTAGCCATAGAAGGCCTCTTGGAAGGATGCCGGCTTGCCATCGCCGGATTCGGCTGTTTCTCGCACGCTCATAGCGGCCTCACTCTAGTAAATGTCGGGCCAGTGTATCGTATTTGATCAGCGTGGTGGAAGTATTAAGCGTGCATCCAAGCGTCAATAAATGAAAACGCGTGAACCTTAGCTTGTTTTGCTTGCGCATTACTCAAATATGAGCGTACCATCGGCCTCAATTCCTACACCGAGGCTACAAACGTGAGCGAAGTCATCCTGCTCGGAGAGGTCGAACAGACCAACGAGCAATACCATGCGGCTCCCGGGGAAAGTAAAAGCAAGCTGGACGCAATTGCAGTCAGCGGCCTGCAGTATTGGGACCGCTACATCAACCCGGATCGTGAGCCAGAAGAATTCAAGCACTGCTTTGCAGTTGGCGACGGCACCCACAAGCTCGTGCTGGAGCCTGGGACCTTCGAGCAGACCTACGCTGTCGATTTCGACCGAGCTGCATTCCCTGATGCCCTGGACAGCGTCGACGACCTGAAGCGCGAGCTGTCAGCCCAGATGCTGATGACCAGCGGCAACAAGCCCGAGCTGGCGCGCCGGCTGGTCGAGGAAGGCGGCTACTCGCGCGACCGCATCATGATGTTCCTGAAGGAGGACCACCAGGCACGCATGGCGGGCAAGATCGCCATCCCTGCCCGCGACTACAAAGGCATGCTCGGCATGCTGGAAGCGGTGCACCGCCACCCATGGGCAGGCCGGCTGCTACAGGGCTGCACAGTCGAGCGGTCGTTCTATGCCGAGATGGAGTTCGAATACATCGATCCGGTCACCGGTGAAGTCACCATGGTGCCGGTGCTGTGCAAGTGCCGTACAGACGCCATCACCAACAACGGCCAATTCGTTCTAGACCTGAAGACCACGGATGATGTGAGCCTGTACGGCTTCGGCCGGACGATCATGCAACGCCGGTACGACGTCCAGGCCGCCTGGTACTTGGACATCCTGCGCCACCTGTACGGCCGCGACGCGCCGGAGGGCTTCGCCTTCATCCCGGCGCAGAAGACCCGCCCGCACGACGTGGCGGTGCAGTGGGCCCCGCCGGAGATGATCGAGCGTGGTCGCCAGCTCTACCGCCGCGACATTCAGCGCCTACTCGAATGCCGCTTCAACAACAACTGGCCAGGCGCCGATGGAGGTCAGCTATTGAAAGCGCAGCTGCCCAACTACGCCTACTACAACTAATCAATACAACCATAGGAACCGAAAGGAATGAGCGACCGTCTGTATGTTTCCCACCTGAAGATCAACAACATCCTCGGCATTGACGAGTTTGAATTCAGCCCGGAAGGCTTCAACGAGATCTCCGGCAAGAACGGCACCGGCAAGACCAGCTTGCTCGAAGCCATCAAGGCGGCCACCAGCCAGGGCCATGACGCAACGCTGCTGCGCAAGGGCGAGGAGAAGGGCGAAGCGGTGCTGGTGCTGGACAACGGCACCGAGATCAAGAAGCGCGTCACGGCTACCAAGAGCACGCTCGATATCACCGGCCCAGACGGCAAGAAGGTCGGCAAGCCAGCCGAGTTCATCCGTGGACTGGTGGATACCCTAAGCTCCAACCCGATCGACTTCCTGCGCGCTCCCAAGAAGGACCGCGTCAAGGTGCTGCTGGAGGCCATGCCGATCGTGGTGGACGCCGAGCGCCTGGAGAAGCTGGCCGGCGTGCAGGTGTTCGTTGGCGATGGCGAGCACGGCCTGGCGGTCATCGATACCGTGCGTAAGCAGGTCTACGACGACCGCACCGGTACCAACCGCGCCGTCAAGGAGAAGGACAACACCATCAACCAGCTGCGCCTGGCCATGCCGGAGGCACCTGGCGGCGTCGAGGGTAACGAGGACGAGCTTCGCGACCAGGTCGAGGCCGCCACGACCGCCAAAGACAGCGAGCTGACCCGCATCCGCGAGAAGCTGGATGGCATCAAGGCGGATAACCAGAAGAAGATCGACGCCATCCGCGCCGAGACCCAGCGCAAGATCGACGAAGCCAAGGCCGAAGGTCAGGCCGCTGTCGAAGCAATCCAGGCTGCCGAGCGCGATATCGAGGGCAAGGCCGGCATCCAGCGCGAGAAGACTATCCAGAAGCACACCGAGACGGTTGGCCCGCTGAACCAGGCCCTGGAGTCGATCCGCCTGAACCGCGGCGCCCACGCCAAGCGCGAACAGGCCCAGGCCACCATCGAGCAGATGGAGAAGGAGCTGGAGGACCTGACCCAGGACGCCGCCGCCCAGACCAAGGCCCTGAACGACATCGACGCCTACAAGCTGGAGCTGCTGGCCAGCCTGCCGATCCCAGGCGTCGAGATCCGCGACGGCGAGATCTACCGCAACGACGTCCCGTTCGACCGCCTGAACACCGCCCAGCAGGTCGGCATCGCGGTCGAGATCGCCAAGCTGCGTGCGGGCAACCTGCCGATCTGCTGTGTCGACGGCCTGGAGCTGCTGGACCCTGACGCCTTCGACGAATTCCGCAAACAGACCGCCGAGTCTGGCCTGCAGTTGTTCGTCACTCGCGTGAGCGGCGAAGATTTCAGCGTAAGTACTACCGCTGACGCTGAATAATCATTTACAATCAACGGACCAATAAACAAGGGGTTTTTATGTCGCAAGAACTGATTACTCAGACCGCGCAGCAGGCAGGCCAGGGCTTGACCCTCGGCGGTGGCCGCGCACTGGCCGCCAGCGTCAACGCCGGTGCCGTGTCCATCGAACAGGAACGCGCGATTGCGGAAGCGCAGGGCCAGCTGATCCTGGCCAAGAAGTTCCCCCGCGACCTGAACGCAGCCCACGCCGAGCTGATGAACGCGTGCAAGAGCCCCGCGTTCGCAGCTCAGGCCTTCTACACCGTGCCGAACCGTGGCCACGGCCCCTCGATCCGCTTCGCCGAGGAGGTCGCCCGCGTCTACGGCAACTTCCAGTACGGCCACCGCGAGCTGTCCCGCGACGAAGGCAAGTCCGAGGTGGAGGTGTTCGCCTGGGACATGCAGAACAACAACCGCTCGATCCGCCAGATCACCGTGCTGCACATCCGTGATGCCGGCGGCCAGAAGAAGCCGCTGCGCGATGAGGCGGATATCGACAACCGCATCGCGAACGTCGCCAGCAAGCAGATCCGCGGCCGGATCCTGGCCCTGATGCCGAAGTGGCTCGTCGCCGACGCGATTGAGGAGTGCAAGAAGACCATCAATGGCGACAACTCCGAGCCACTGGAAGCTCGTGTCCGCAAGATGACCCAGGTGTTCGCGAAGTACGGCGTCACCACCAAGCATCTGGAGGCCTACCTGGGCCACTCGCTCGACAAGGTGCTGCTCGATGAGGTGGTCGACCTGACCGGTGTGTTCAACGCCATCAAGGAAGGCACCCCGGCCAGCGAGTTCTTCGGCGCTACCGATGCCGAAGCCAGCCAGGCCGAGCCGACCGGCACCGGCGCCGCCCTGGCCGCCAGCGCCAAGCAGGCCGACGCCGCCACCGCGCCGAAGCAGCAACAGCGCAAGGCAGCCGCCAAGCCCGCCAGCAAAAATCAGGAAAACCAGGGCAAGGCCGTGGAAGAACAGCCCCAACCTGACCCAGTAGCTACTGACGCGTCGGCGAGTGAAGCGCCGGTAACTGAAGGGGCCCAGGCAGATGCGGGCGCAGGTGACGAGCCTGAGCCGCAAGTCGAGCAGGAAGCCCCAGCAGGTGATGACCAGGCAGGTGACGCTGCCGCCGCTGACGACGACGTGTTCTAACCAGAAGGCTACACACCATGCCAGAAGTCGCAGGGAAGCGCTTCTTCACCCCCAAGGAACTCGTCGTTCGCTGGGAGAACC